GGGGTCCAGCCGAATGAGTTCGTTCGCCCCGAAGTCAGAACCTAAAGGAACCTAACATGAAGACTTTTTCTATCGCTGCCGCTCAGGGCGAGATCAGCATCCGCCGCGTCGGGGCTATCCCGGCCAACGTCAAGCCACTTGCACCTGAACTTGGCAAGTACATCATCGGCCATTCTGAGACGGGCCACCATCACGTCATGACTCTGGACCGCAAGCAGGCTTTCGAAAGCACCAACGCTCCAGAGGGTATGCGCATTCTTTATGCCAATCTCGAAACGGCTGGAGAACTTGTCCACGAACGGGGTAACGACACCCACGAAACCATCGGCTTCGAACCGGGAATCTACGAGTTCCGCCTCGGCCGCGAATATGACCCGTACGCTGAATTGGCCCGCCAGGTTGCCGATTAGCCCGATCTAGTTCGGCATTCGCCCTGCACTGTTGGGGCGAATATCGAAAGCAGATCAATGGAGGTTTGCAATGATCACCAACGCAAATACATCTCCGGCATTTGTGGACGCTTTGCGCGATCTACCGATCCGAGACGAGTTCAAGACGATGATCCTCATGATGGCTCGTGGGGCAGTACAATTCTCCGTCATACACGGCCACCAGAGCGATAACGTGGATATCCTGAAGGATATGTCCATCACCTTGGCGGAAGGCCTTGAGGGGCTTGTATGGGCCGCTGGAGGGGATGCCAGCTACGTCCAGCCATGGCGGGATGATATGCCGAACGATATCGACATTGCGTTCTTCGGGAAGAATGTATCTCCGGTTTTTCAACCTCGTTCTGGTATGCCTATGGGCTACAAGAATTGGCCGGTGCGGTCATGAACACCTCATGGTCCACATGGCATGATAAAGCCATATACGCCGCTCTCCGCTTTACCGTTATCATGGCGGTCGGCCTCTCTGTAGGCCTCGGAAGCTATTACCTATTGAAGCATCTGGACGAGACAATCCACCAGCAGCAGTTGGCATCGCAGGAGGTCGTTCATCATGGGTGATCTTCTCGATATCCCCGGAACGGAACAATCAGTCGGCTCGCTTGCCAGCGGGGTCGTAGAGAACGCACGCAAGGCCATGGAGGCTCGCAAGATGACGAATGCTGTTGAGATACACCGCGCAAGCGAAATCGCGCCTACGGAGCCTGTACGGGCGCAAATGACACCCATGGAAATGGTTGGACGCGCGTTGGAGATGGGCGTCTCTGCTGAAATCCTGAAGCAGATGATGGATCTCCGAGACCGCGAAGAAGCAAAGCAGGCGCGCAGAGCTTTCGATGCTGCTATCTCCAAAGCCAAGGCGCGCATGACTCCTGTCATCAAGAACGCGACTGGACACAACAACAAGCGGTATGCCGACTTCTCAGCCGTCTCTCGCATGGTTGATCCAATTCTATCTGATTACGGCCTGTCCTACCGCTTCAAGACGACACAGAACGACAAGATCACCGTGACATGCGTTCTTTCCCACGAGGACGGCCACAGCGAGGAAACGACACTCTCCGCGCCATCTGACACCACCGGCAACAAGAACGCTATCCAGGCTATCGGCAGCACGATTACGTACCTGTCTCGGTATTCGCTGATGGCATCGCTCGGATTGTCGGCTTCGGAAGACGATGATGGGCGTTCGGCCGGCGCGAACACGGACACGATCTCTCAGGATCAGGTGAAGTTTATCCTGAACCTCTTGGAAGAGACGAACTCCGATGTTCAGCGCTTCTGCGAAATGGGAAAAATCGAAGCGATCCCTGACATGCTCTCCAAGGAATTTGACGGCGCCGTTCGGCTTCTGAACCAGAAGAAGGCCAAGATGGGACAGAGGGCTGCGTCATGATGGAGGTATTCGACTTCGAACAAGGGACGCCCGAATGGTTCGAGTGCCGGAAAGGCATTCCGACTGCGAGCAAGTTTGCGACCGTTATGGCAAAGGGTGAAGGCAAGACACGTAGCGAGTACATGCGAAAACTTGCTGGCGAGATTCTGACGGACGAATTGGCTGAACAGTTCTCGAATGGCTACACAGATCGTGGAAACTCCATGGAAGACGAAGCGCGACAAGCCTATGCGTTTCTTGAGGACGCTGAGATTACCCGCGTTGGCTTCATTCGCAACGGCAATAAGGGTGCTAGCCCTGATAGTCTGGTAGGCGAGAACGGCGGCTTGGAAATCAAGACGGCTGCAGCTCATATCCAGATCGATCGCCTAGAACGTAACCGCCTTCCTCCCGAACATGTCGCTCAGGTTCAGGGAAATCTCTGGATATCCGAAAGGGAATTTTGGGATTTCGTATCATACTGGCCAAAACTCCCTGTCCTTACCGTCCGCGTCTATCGGGACGAGGCATACATCAAGAACATGGCCGATGAGGTCAACCGGTTCAATGACGAACTTGCGGCGTTGGTCGAGCGCATTCAGCGCTATGGTCAGAAGGAGGCTGCCTGATGACCCGCGCCACTGTAACCATCACCGGCCCCGCTGAACGCGACCAGATAGCCCGCTGGGCGCGAAACGTAGAGGAAGGCACCGTTGTAACCTTCCGCAAGAAAAGCCGCTCCAGCGAACAATCTGCCAAGATGTGGGCCATGCTCCATGAGATTGCCGAACAAGTCGATTGGTACGGGCAGAAGCTTGAAGCAGAAGACTGGAAAGATATAGCGACTGCTTCGCTTCGCCATGCCCGCGTTGTGCCAGGTATCGACAAGGGAACCTATGTCCCGCTCGGCATGCACACATCAACGATGACGATCGAAGAGATGACGAATCTTATCGATCTGCTGTACGCCTTCGGCGCGGAGCACAATGTCATCTTCAAAGAGCCGAAAACAGACACCAATTCCGAGGCCTCGTCTACCCCGGAAGACGCTGATGCTACGCCCCCCTCAAGCATCAGCCAGCAGCCGGAGATGTACCCCTCCAGTTCTCCGGCTGCATCCATTACGGATGAAGGACCTGGCCGTTCTGAATCCGGGGCCGATGTGGATGAGAAAGGATCTGCATCGGCCATTCTTTCCGAGAATGATATTCTCATACGATATGCTCGCGATGTTCTGCCGATGGCGGCGGATAGCGGTGTGTCCCTTGAAGCCCTCAAAGCTACCGATAAGGAATGGGCTTCGGAGATCAAGAAGCTATCCGATGTTGGAATTCAGAGGGCACGTGCCATCAGTGATTCCTCCAGAGCCGTGTTCAATGATCCCGCTCGATTGGATGGAGTGCTGGAGCATTATGCGCATCTTCTTGATTGCTCTGTTGAAGATTTGAGAGGTGAAGTCGATGGCTGAATACCGCAACAAACAGCAAATCGAAGCAGACAAGCTAGATCTGGAAGTCTTCCGCCTATGCGGTGCGCTCGATCGCTTTGCGAATGAGCATAAGCTCAAGGACGTACATGAGATGTCCAATATTATTGACGGCATGCGCCATCGCGTTCGCAAACACATGCATCCGAAAGATGCGAAGGAGAAATCCGCATGACCCGCTCTCAGAACATTTTAGTTCGCCGTCCACCTGATCCACTCCTAACGGCCCGCATAGCCTCACAGCGCCACGCTGGCGAGCATAAGGCAATATCCGCAGTACCACACAGCAAAGACGGTAAAGACGCGCTGGAGAGGCTGCTGAGGAAGATTGAGGAGGTTGGTGTCTGATGGCATACGAGATCCCCAAACAAAACACTTACATGTTCCCGAAGGCAAAGCCGGCGAAGTCCAAGGGATACCTGTCGTTTATCCATGATCTTCCCAGCGTCATATCTGGCCGATCCCCAGTCGAAGCTGCTCACCTATCATCGGCTAACACCTACTGGATGCACTACGGACGCGGCAAGGGAACGAAGGCAGCGGATCGCTGGGTACTCCCCCTTACGCAGGACGAACACTCAGCCCAGCATAGGTTCCCTGGCGGTGAAATGGCTTTCTGGGAAGCACACGGCATCAACCCGCATGAACTCGCGACAATCCTTTGGGGCGCTTACAACGAGCGTGGTGACGAAGCTCTGGCTTGGTGTGAGGCTAAAATAAACCAAGTTCTGGCCGAACGCGGCGCACTACCAAACAGGGATTCCTAACAATGATGAAGATCATACCCGAGCGGCCGCAAGGTCTGAACTTCCTGATCTTGGGTATCCCAAACTGTATGAAAGCGTGAAGGAACGGACATGAGCACGACCTTCGACAAGGAAATGCAGAGAGCCCTTGAAGCGGATGGTGATTATCTTCGTCAGATGACCGGCGAGGATCATGGGCCATATTTTCTCGTCACATGTGAGGCATGTGGTGGAGAAGGCGTATTCCTCAAGCGTGTTACGGTATACGAGGCTGGCTGCGCTTTCCCTCATGACGATACCGACGAACAGAAATGTTCAGTCTGCGATGGATTTGGGACGGTGCTGGCATGAGCGACAACCTACCTGACATTGATCCCGAGTTCATCGTCATCTTCGGCTCCGCATGGTGCAACGACCATGGCATCGGTATCTCATACTCATGGGATGGCGATCGGTTCAACAACCGGAATGACGCCATCAAACATGGGCTTCGCACGCGCGGTTCCGACGACTTCAACATCGGCCAGACATATGGCGACGATCTCATCTGGTTTGGCTGGATGGATCAGCGCATGGACGGGACTGAAGATACAATGCGCGATATTGCCGCGAACATAGGCCTCAGTTTCGATCCACGATGGTATGCCTACGAGTATTCGAAGGCGACAGGGCATCCCATTGGCCTGAAATCAGATACCGCCTCCCGCTCCTCCAAGGAGGGCGAGTAGATGGACGGGAAGCTGATCGCATCTTACGAGGCGCATTGCGCAATCTGCGAGACCGGCGCTGTAGCCGATACGCGAGGGCAATCATGACATACGACAAGGCAATAGAAGCCGCAATCCTTGCTTATGAAAAGGACTCTGGAGCTGAGCGGCACCAGACGCGCGGCTGGATCGAAACTGCCATCCAAGCCGCCATCTCCGCCTTTCTCAAGGAGATGGAAGGGGAAGCTGTCGGATGGCGGAAGGACTATTCCGATGAATTCCACAAGTACCAGCCCGAGTTTTGTGATGACCCGCAATTGGCCCAAATGTGGCGAGATCATCCCTCTGGCTTTACCGTCACGCCGCTCTTCGCCGCTCCCCCATCCCTCGACAAGCTGAAGGCGGAACGGGACGAGGCCGTCGACTGGATCGGCACTGTGGAATGCCCTTGCACGACATTCGAGCAGGACGAAACATGCCCGGTCGGATATCCAAGCCTCTTGTGTGGGGCATGTGGCGGCAAGGGCGTAGTGCGCGCTGAAACAGTTATGGCCCTCGCAGCGGAAATGCTCAAGATTGCCGATCAAGTTGGCGAAATTGAAGACCCGTTCGCAGCTTGGGAAAGCGTCGAATTGTTGAAGACCGCCGAATCCGAACTCTCCCAAGCCAGAGCAGAACTCTCCGCACTTAGGGAGGGTGCGGTGAGCGTGAAGCGCGAGGACATCGCCAATATCATCGACCCACATTCATTCATGCCGATCGGCGATCTGGAAGCACCATTTGACGACATGGTTATACAAAGCCGCAATGTTGCGCTTCGGAAGGCCGACAGGATCATATCAGCTTTTGCCAGCGTTTCGGAGCCCGTAGCATACGCGATAGCCGACAAGGACGGTGTCTATGGTGTTCGCCTATCGCAGGACAAGCTTTATAGCGTCCCGCTGTATCGTTCCGCCCTCTCCTCCGACCCTGCAGGGGATGATCTGATCAGGGAACTGGTGCGGGCGCTGAAACCGTTCTCCGAGGAGGCAGCTTGTTATGACTCTGACACAGGTGACGGAGACGACAGCGTCTGGGCAACGCCGGCATACTTCAAAATACGCAACCTTCGTCACGCCCGTTCCGCCCTCGCCAAAGCCAGGGATGCTGGGTTTGGAGAAACGCCATGAGCATATCCGAACTCATCAAGGCTCTTGAAGCCGCTGACGGGCCAAGCCGGGAACTAGACGTTGCCATCGATATGACGTTGTGGCCGAACAAGATGTTTATGCCAAGCAACCCCGATCCGCTGGATTGGGTCGTCAAGGTTGGCGATATTTGGTCTGGCGTCTACCGCGACGGCTCATACATGACCAACTCTGACCGCTATTGCCGACGTTATACCTATTCCGTAGACGCCGCTATCGCCCTGTGCAATCGCGTCTTGCCCGAGGCGAAATGGGAAATCACTACGACCGGATTCAAGCCAGGATGCACGATCGTCTCTAATGGCAGGATGATCGCCGGATCATATTCTCTGATTCCGGCCATCGCCCTCTGCCTCGCCGTTCTTCGCGCCAAGCTTTCTCAGGATGGAGGCGGCGATGAGTGATCTGATCGAGCGACTGAAAGAATATCGTTTCCTCGTGATTGCCGAGCCCACTTCTGCTGCCGGCAGCAGGGCCTACATTGAAGTTGAATGGTGCAAGGAAGCCGCCGAAGAAATCCTTCGCCTCCGCGCTGAAAATGAGCGTCTATCAGAAAAGGCCGCCATCGGCGAATACATGTGGACTCCGGCCGAACTTTCGGAAGCGATAGTGAAAGCGCGCAACGAAGCTCTGGAAGAGGCCGCGAAAGTTGCCGAGACGGCGCAAATCAGCGGAAGTCTCGTCAGGCCCGGTGTCGCAGCCGCAATCCGTTCTCTTAAAGATAAGGAGAGCGGGGATTGACCTACATCTTCGTCTTCGGATCAAATCTCGCAGGTCGCCACGGCAAAGGAGCGGCACTCCACGCCAGAAAGCACCATGGCGCCATCTACGGCCAAGGGGAAGGCTTGCAGGGACGGTCCTACGCTATCCCGACCAAGGATGCCAATCTTCGCTCTTTGCCGCTCGATGCCATAACAGAGCATGTCGCCACATTTCTGGAGTTCGCGCTTTCGCATCCCGAGATGGGTTTTCTGATCACGCCGGTTGGGTGCGGGCTAGCCGGCTATTGCCAGGATCAGATCTTCCCGATGTTCGATCATCCCCTGCCTCGGAACTGCGTCCTTCATTCGGATTGGGATGAGAGATTTTCTCGCCCCTCCCCAGAAAAGGAGAGGAAGCCGTGACGACGCCTGCCCTCGGATCGAAGCGCGTGCGTGCCAGCGAGCGGGCAATCCGTGTCGCAATCAAGGCAATTCACGATTCCGGCCTGTCTGTGGATAGGCTGTTGATAAACGGTGCACAAGTCGAGATCCGCTGCGCATCCGTTGAGGGGGAAAGAGACGATCACGATGATGGAGGCCTCGAAAAATGGTGAGGCCGATCGTGAAAGTAGATTATCCGGGGCTCTTAAATGAGCCTTTACCGTCTGGTGGGGAGAGGTGGCGCGTACGCGTCGAAGGGGACAAGAAGCGCCGCATCACGATTAGCTGCGGCCCGAAGGAAGAGGATTTCTGGCGGCAGTATCTTGCAGCCCGTCGCGGCGAAAAAGTTGAGCCGCTGAAAAAGGCTTCGGAATATGCCAAGCCGAAATCAATCAGTTGGCTGGTAAACAGTTATTTTGAATATTTGCAAGAGCGCGTGAAGGCGAACACCACAAGCGCCAAAACATTGATAGAGAAGAAAAATCTTCTAACCCGCCTACTGGACCGCCCCAACAAGGAAATGTTTATTCCTCAGGAAAAGTTGATCGAGATGCAGGATGGAATGGGCGCAACGCCGGCGCAAGCGGATGCCTTCATCGAAGCTGTAGGCGTGATGTACGACTGGGCGATAGACCGAAAATATGTCAAGACCAATCCAGCACGTGGCATCAAAGGCGTCTACACAAAGGGCGATGGTGCAACCCCATGGAAAACTTCTGATTTGAAGGCGTTCATTGCCAAGCACAAGCCAGGTTCGAAAGCCTACGTTTGCTTGCATTTGCTCGTCTGGACTGGGTGCCGCATCGAAGACGCGACTATTCTTGGGCGCAAGCACGAATGCGTGATCGATGGGATTGAAGCTATTCGCTTCCAGCCTAGCAAGAGAGGTTCTACGGAAGTATGCATCCCCTTCGTCAAGCCGCTGAAGGACGCAGTTCGAGGGCCAAAGGTCCAAGGGGACACTTATCTGCTCGGTCGGGGCGGGAGGCCTTTCGCAAGCGGCGATAGCGCCTCGGCTATGTTCAAGCGATGGTGCACGCAAGCAGGGCTCGGCCATTTGTCGGCCCACGGAGTGCGCAAGGGCCTTGGAGAAATTCTCGCTGAATTAGGCTGCAGCCAGTACGAGGTTATGGCTGTCCATGGCCATTCCGAAGCGAAGACGAGTGAGGTTTATACCCGCAGAGTTGAGCGCTGGAAGCTTGCCCTTGGGGCGATGGAGAGAGTGAATGTGTCCCATGCATGGGGTTGACGTGGGACACTCTTCCCCAGAAAATAAGGCCTGTAGCCTTGTCTTTGGTGCGGTCGAGAAGATACGGACATTTGCCGAACATGCCCGCATTTCTGGGCTTTTGGTGTCCCATCGTACCATTCTTACAGGCACTAGGAAACAAGCATTTAGCGGGTGGGTGTCCCATGCCTGTTGATAGTTTGTTCCCCTGAAATCGGCGTCTGTGGACAATGGAGCAAAAGGTGAAAAGACACCATCGGGTCAGCGTCATTTTCGAGAAGCGCGATTGGGGAAGTGGCCGGCCATCATGGCGCGAAGTTCCGCCCTCGGGCTTTCGTAAGCATCGTGGCGAACCCTTGCAGCGAGCTACGCGCCGACTACCGAACAAACGGGCCAAAGCGGCTTGGTTTCGCGGATCGTCAATCAAGGCCTACTGACGGGCCGTGCCAACAAGGAGAAGATGGATGGAATCCAATTATCCAGACCGTGATAAATTCCGCGAGGAAATGAAAGCTCTTCTTGACGAGAAGCTTACGGAGATTGCCAAGGAAAAGGGAATATCGGTGGAGGATGTTATGTCCATCGTGCGCGATATTATAGAGTACATAGCGGAGCGACAGTTATGACTTCATGGCAGCGAACAGGACGAACGGAATGGCATAAGCTCGGAGTTGAGAATGTCTGTTTTGTCGAATGGCTGGATATTGAAAGGGAGGAAAAGATTATGCTGCCGAACATGCTTCACCCAGACGACAGGCGCGCATCAGAGTGGTTAGCGAAGTATGCAGCCCTTGAGGCTGCGCGGAAAGAGCGTACGGCAACCGCTCTGGACGAGTTGGGCGCTATAGACGGGGAGTCGTTGTGATGGAGGTGAAAGACTGATGCTTTTAAAGGACCAGTCAGCAATAATCGAAAAGTACACGCAATCCTTTCCCGTTAAGGTGATTGGGTTGGCGCATGACCTTGGTTTGAAGGTCTATCTATCTGATACTCTTGGTGAAAATGTATCAGGTCTTATTAAGAAAGACCCTGTCCGAGGGGGTAGTAGCGGATATGCTATATTCGTAAATTCGCAGCATCCCGAAGTGCGCCGCCGCTTCACGATCGCTCATGAGATAGCCCATTTCATTCTCCATAAGTCATTTATTGGAGACGGGATTGTGGAAGATGCTCTATTGCGGGCAGATGGCTTTACCAATTCGCTGGAGCGTCAGGCAAATGCGATGGCTGCTGATATTCTTATGCCT